TTTCATTGTATTTGCTTACCGGATTAGAATACTTAAACAAGTTAACTTGTACATCTAACTCCCAATATTCGCCCAAATAAGTGAACACTCTATCCGTTTCAAGTTCGGATTCATTTGTAATTTTTTTGACGGTCGGCTCGTCTTTTGTAATGATATAATTGTCAAGTACGACCACAACCTGATTGGTTTGTCCAAAGTTTACGGCAAACTGCGGCGTGCCGTCTCCGAATATGCTTTCACTCATTTATATTTCTCCTTTATCCTACCAGCCCCATAAACAGGGCTTGGCAGGTGGTTTGTCCTTTTGCAATATCGATTGTCATTACTATTGGTTGAAATTTTTCGCCTTTGTAATTAAAGTCCTTTAGGAAATCATACGATATGCCTCTAAAGATGAAAGTATCAACCCTTAACTTGGTTATGTCTCCTCTATAGTAGTACAGAAACTTTGCTAACGCTTCAATGCTTGAATCGAATATATCGGTATTAGGTATTGAAACCTGCCCGATTATATAATCCCCTGTCTTAGTCGCCCATTCCGAGAAACTAAATGTTTTACTGCCTGATACCTGCGTTAATGTGCCGCTTGTTAGCGGATCGTTGGTCCCGGATATTCGGTCAACTGTGATGTTAACGGAATAAGGTGAAACCTGATTGACTGTAAATACTCCTACAACTTTATAAGTTGAGCCGTTATGTTCGTACACTTCGCCAGTGTTAACTTGGTTTGTAGCTGATTCAGGCAGCTTGAAAAATCTTGGGGTAGTCCCTTTGCAAGTCGCATAAATGTTTGTGGCAAAGGTTACTAAATCATCTGTTTGAGCGTATGATATAGCGTTTTTCTTAATGTATTTATTAGAACAATCTGTATATGCTTCTGCATCGGGAGCGTAAGCATACATGGCGTTGATATTATATCCGGCATTTGCGACAACATCTATTTCAACATAATTGACCAAAGGGTATTTATAACCTTTAGTACGTTTAAGCACAATTACATTTTGTAAATTATCGGGATTATAATAAAACAGCCTTTTGAAAAATGCTTTCTTTTGATGTGAGAACCCGACAAAACAACCGAATTCAAACGCTAACGTTCGTAATAAATCCCCTACGGTTGTTATACCTATTGCGCTATTAAAGAAAAGGTTATCAACTAGTAATTGAAGATCGGTAAAAAATACGTTAGGCTCATACCCGCCTAAATCGCTGGATTGTTTCATTCCAAGAAATGACCAGTCCTGTAAAATATCCAGACTATCGGGGTAGGTTATATCTTTATCTACCAGTCTGAATATTGACTGTAAAATATCAGTTATTGCAACCTTGCTCCCAAACGTATATCTGAAAGGATTTAAATTCTTAGTCTCACCTTCGTACTCTTTATATAAATTCGTTGTGTTTAGTGCTTCGGTATCAGGTGCGCATTGTAAAGTAACCGTCTTAGCCGAAGAAGGGTCGGAATCAATTTGATCTTCCAGACAATAGCCGGAAAATCTTGTTTCGCCGTTAATGTTAACTTCTATAAACGCTTCTTTTTCGGTTGCCTGTGCAATACTGCCATTACCAAAGAATAAATCGTCTAAATAGCCCTTGACATCATTTAGTACAACCTGATAAGTATTAGGAGTTAACAAAGCATCGTCCAGGTCATAGCTCCACCCGATTTGTCCCCAATCGGCAAGTGAAACGCCTTGCGAGCGTGCATCCAGCACTTGATCTGTACCAGTTAAGTTTACCTCGAACTGCATTACAAGTTGTACGGTATCATCTCCAATATGTTGGTCGGTTGTCTTTAGTGTGATCGTATAACTCATGTTAGCTTATCCTGTTTTTCAAACTATTAGCTTTGTTGGTAATTAGTGCAAGGTCGGAGCCTTTGACCTGTCCCCTAACATCAACGCTTACATTTGAATTACCGCTTTTCGTCATTAGATTAAAATTCAAAGATTTTACCGCTCCGGTAGTCGCTTTCATTTCGTTAAGCAATGATGAATTATTACTATTTGCGATGGCAATTGATTGGCTGACAGGCGACGCATCAAAGCCGGTTGCATTTCCAGTCGTAGCAAGTCGACTACTTGCCCCACCACCAAGCGCATTGATTATAAGGCCACCAATACCACCCGTTGCATCGCTGAAGATTGCTTCGGCGGCTTTGAGCAAAGCAATTTGGACGCCTATTTCAACTATTTTTTGAATTATAGTATCTGCCATACTTGTAAAAGCGTCCCCCATTGATGAAGTAAAGCTCTTGCCTTCCATTATCCAATTGGAAATTCCAGTACCCCAAGCTTCTTCAATTGAATGAACGGTTGTATTGGTAACAGCAACAATCTCTTTATGTTGTTTTTTCCATTCATCTAACAATTTATCGTTATTACTTTCGCCGCTTTTATTTACACCAAGTTCCTTAACATTAGCTTCTGATTGATTTTTTAAGCTATCCATAGTTTTATCGTCAATCGAATTCATTGCAGGCTTAAACGCCTTCGCGCCGTCAAGATTAACTATATTTGTGCCGTTATCTTTTAGCGAATCCTCTAAATCTTTACGCTCTTTGAGCAATTTATTACGCTCGTCTAAGCTCATGTTTTCTTTTAAGAGTGCGTCAACACGGTCAATTGCCGCCTGAATAGCAAAAGAAGTATTCTGTTTAGTAAGGGTTAGATATTCCTGTTCCGATTTAACTATCTCGCCTTGTTTATCGATTTTTGCGTCGGAACTTTTATTTTGTTTATCATTTAACTTTTCAAGTTCTTGGACGTACCATTCGTCAAGTACTTTTTTATCTTTTATAACTTTGGAATATTTCTGATACTCCTCGTCAATCTTCTTTTTTTGATATGTATAGTAAGCAGTTGAACTTTCATCTAAACTTTTATAGAAGTCTTCAGTTAACTTCTTTGCTTCTGCAATAGCTTTCTTATCAACTGGAGGTGTGGCATTACCTTCACTCTTTTTAGGCAGTACCGGTTGTTCTTTACCTACCCACATTTGACCTATTTTGATAAATGTGTCGGTATCTTGTTTGTTCATATCAGTGAAGCCTTTTTTAAGAATATTCCATGCCCCTGAAAAATTCAGTTGCGAAACAGCCATGATAGAGGCAACCAAAGTGCCGCATACGTCAATAACATCCTTACCGGCTTCAACCACTATCATTAAAGCGGACGCTATAAATTTGAGTGAACCAACAAGGAAAGTCCCCGCACCTGCAAAAGCAGTTGATTTTTGTGTCATATTTACCCACCATTGAGCGACCGCCTGTATTGCCGGAGCTAATTGCTCTCCAAGCGTCATGCCTTGTTCCTTCATTTGGTTGGTTGCGTTTTCCATTGAACCGGCATAAGTCTTTAGGTTTTCGGTGGCACTACCACCAAACCTGTTTGAAATACCCTTAATAATTGAATCAAGCCTTTGGGTGGATTCTGCCGCACCGCTTGTCTGTATACCATATTTCTGTAATTGAGTACCAGTACCTGTAATAGCCTCGGTTACCTGCTGTGAAGCCTGTGTTAACTTTATTCCCTTAGCTGCCGCTAAATCAATGGTTGCCTGTGTTAGTGAGTTTATTATACTTTCATTCTTTGTGTACTCTGCATATTCAGCCTGAGTGTTTGTAATATCAGCACGGCTAAACTCTGAATTTTTCTGCATAGCCTTTGCGCTGGCTTCAAGTGAGGGAGATACTTTCCCAAGCGAAAAAGCTAAACGCTCTGCCGCTTGTTGCATATCGGAAAAATCTTTGACTGCATCTTTTAGCAAAGTGAACACTTCCCTTATTGCTAACATGGCGGCCATACGAATCATTATTCGGGTTAACATTCCCTCTAACCGGTTAAAACCGCCACTGCCCGCATTCCCCGCCGCTTCCTGTTCCGCCGTTACTTCTGCAAGCTTGTTTTTAGTCGCTTGTATTTCTGCCTGTAATCGCTGGTAATATGCCGCCTGCTTTGATGTTGATTTTGCTAAGACTTGTTCGGATACGCCTATTGAATTAGCGTAAGCTTCCATTTTCCCTTTTAGCTCTGTTATACGGGCTTTTAGTTCGTTTGACGTTAAGTTAATTCCGTCAAAGCCTTTTTGTATTGAGTCGTTGTTAAAGCGTAAGCTATCAAAAGTCTTTTGTATACTGTTTACGGCCGTAATGCTTTGATTTTTTATCCAGTTAAGCCCCTGCTCAAACTTATTCGTAACAACTTGTATCTGTACATATAGGTCTCCTAAACTTTCCATCGTCCCTCGCGTATTAATCTTTTCAAATCTTCATCTGCCTGCAATTGCTTATCTGTCTCGGTCTCTAAATCGATTTCTCCCGTATTATAAAATGATATTATCTGCGGTACGAATGACAAGTATTCCCTGTATTCAACTATATCCAGACTTTCTGCATCTTTTATGTTCGGGAAAAATGCTTCAATCAGGGTTTTTGTTCTGAAACGTCCGGCTGGTTTTCCTTTAACACTTTTTTTTTATCAGCTTGTGTTAACTTTTCAGGATCAAAGTTTTCAAGAGTTAAACTATCCAGGTCAATATTAAGCTGCCCTTCAAGTGTTAACACAATAACTTGCAAATAGTTTAGTTCGGTAACATCAAGATGTGCTATCAAATATTTTTGGTTCGTAAGTCGCTTGTAAATTCTTTTTGTTTTGAAGTCATACCATTTCAATGATTTTTTTGAACGCCTTATTGAACCACTTACAACTGTAGCCGCAACGTAAAGATTAAAAAGGGGCGAGCCATCGTTATTGACTCGCACCCAATCTGCTAAATCATTGACATCTTTTGCGAGCCTTCGTTTTAGTATTATTTCATGCTCTAATATGTTTACTGATTTACTTTCTTTCATTAGCTTATACTGTTTGCCTCCGCTAACGCACCGGTTCCCTGAAATGTGTATGCAATCTTAGTTGCGTTATTATCAGTTGTGTTAACGGTTGTATCAACACCCGTAATGATTATATTGCCGGTATAAGTAATGCCTGTATCGGCTGTACCTGTAAAAGCAATGATTTCATTAAAAGGCGGTTCGGCTACTCCGGCGTGCAACATAGCGTTTATTGTACCGCTCCAAGCTACTTTCTTAGCTGGTTTGTAAGTTTTATAACCCGCCGATACAGTACCGTTATCAGTAGTGTCCACCGGCTCGGCTGATTTCTTAATTGCAAAGTCCACTAAGTCAACGGCTGTCGGCGTTGCACCGTAAGTAACTTTTCCGTTTTGGCCGGTAATCGTTTCGCCCTGAGTGAGTGCTCCCATTAGTTAGCTCCTTTCTGTAATTTAACCTTAAATTGAATTATCGAAGTCCATAAGTTTAGTGACGTATCAAAATATTCCCTTTGTAATAAATACCTGAATGACAAGACATAATAACCTTCTATAATTATAGCCCGCTCACACCTATCAAATACATTATTTATAAGTTTCGTTATGTCACTACAAATCTCTGAACTTTGGTTATTATCATATACTGTAAACTGGCAAATAAAGTCTTTGTATTTCGATTCAGATGTAATGCTGCCTGCTATCGGCTGAAACGTGAACACACTATAGGGGAATGTTAACGTAGCGTCATTGCTTACTGCATACCATAATCTGTTTTCAAGTGCTGTCATTAAATCCGTACTTAATGCGGCAAAATCAACTATGCCTTTTTTAATCTCGTTCATTTAATAATCTTCCCGCCTAATAGTCGCAAAATTTCATTCTTATATAGATCAACCGAAGGTCTTAAGTACGGCTGTGGCTGTGTCCCAGGGTGTTCAACAAACTTTGCAAACACTCTTTTACCGTGTATCATAAATGTCAACACTCCGCTTGGGTCTGGTGGCTGTATAAAATGAGGTGCAGTCCCAAACTCCGGATAAGGCGCATAGTCAACATTTGTCCCAACACGAAGCGTAAGCCTTTTATCAGGCTTACGCATTTTGTCTTTATCGGTTGCGGGTGACTCTACTTCTGACTGGCTGTCTTGGGTCGTCCATGTAATTGAACCTCTTAAACGTCCGCCAACACGTCCATCTTCATACTTACCTACAGGACACATCAACTTAGCTTGTGTGGCTATGAATTCACCCACAATTGGTAGTCTGTCACGCTGGAAAAGCGTGTTAACTTTTACAACGGTTTCCGGTATATTGAATTTACTTTGAACCATTTTCTATAACGCTATCAATTTTATCTGACATTGCTGTAACATTCTTATCTATGAACTTTATCGTAGTGTTTATCTCCGTAAGTACATTCCCCTGCGTCTCCCTTGCTGTGTTTAGGTTGGCTATTGCCTTATCATGTTCTTTTAGCTTTGCCTCTGTATCTTTCCTAAACATGGAATAAACGCCGATTTGAATACCGGTGTTTATTATCGTGAAGATTATTAGAAGTGCTATATATACGGTGTTTAACTGTACCGGAATAGCTGTCATTGGCAATCCCCTTAGTTAGAGCTTGACTTTGTATAGGCATCAAACACCCCAATTATTGAAGTACCGCCGCCTGCTGTAACAAGTGCCCCAAGCAACGTTAACACCCAAGCGGGAAGTCCCACGCTGCAAAGCGAGAGTACAACGATTGCAACTACCGGAACAACAACAATAAGCGCCCCGACTATGGTTTTTGATTTGAACCATGTTTCAAAGTTGTCAAAGTTGGTTCGCCAGCTGGTCAGGCCGAAGTATCCCAAAATAGAAGCTATCAAAGGAATGGCGGTCGATTCAAAACCAGTACCTTTGAACACGAACACGAATAGAAAAGCCGCAACGAGGGCAATTAAATAACCTATCGGGGCTAATAATGTTTTCATAGTGTCTAGTATCCTTTCTGCCCGCAATTGCGGGATTTTATCTATAGTTTGCTGAATGTCCTCTTTGCGCTCTGCATCGAGGTGAGAATCAATTTCACTTACCGGTTGCTCTGTAAGTCCGGCGGGTTGTATATCATCAAAGTTGTCTGTCATGGTAAAATCACTTTCTGAATCATTTTGATTATTGCTGTTATTTTATCTACATAGGCCGGATCTGTTGCGTACTTATAAGAGTAATCGTTTTGTACCGAGGTAATAAATTGAATAGGGTCTTCGTATTTAAAAGATTTCGGGAAACGAACTTTCAATAGTTCGCCATGAAACCTGAAACATTCGTAAGCAGTAGGAAATATTTCAAATTTCGCTTGGACGTGTACTTCTTTCCCTTTGATAAACTCCTCTGTTACTTTGGTCTGTATGCCAAAGTTAACACGGTCTGAATCTTTGATACCAAAGAAATTATTTCCGGGTGCATGTTCACCCCACCCTGATTCCAAAGCTGCCTGTGCCAATGTTACTAGTACCGGAGTTCCCGTATCAAGTGCGCTCTGTGAAGCGTCTCCCATATAAGTTTTTACAAAATTGCTAATCAACATATTCACTTTAAGATAGACTCCACTTTGTTTTTAAATAACTCTCGATAGACGTTCTATCAGATGCGGTAATACCGCCGCTATAAACGATTATTTCGCCAAGAGTACCAATAAACGGTCTGTATCCCTGATCTGCTATTGACAGCTTAATGGCATATGTTTTAGTGAACGAACCAGTCAGGGCTTGTGTCCCATTCAAATAGCATGTAGCTGTTCCATTCGCTATAACAAACTCTAACAGGCAAAAGGTATTATATGATAATGTGTATCCGCTAAAAGGGTTATCGGTTCCACTACCGTCCCCGATATATGCTTTTGGACATGAACCATCGATACCGTATAAACCATAGTTAAAAGTCGAACCGCCTGTTGCGCCATTGGCGGTATTATGCGTTAATACAGAACCGCCATTACCAGATGAATCCTCAAATTTCACTACCATAAAAATCGAGATGCTGCTATTCGCCTGAGTAACATTTGTAATTACCATTTGAGAACCGTTAAAATGAGCACATGAAAGGCTGCCTTTTGCATTTTGAGTATATATAGGATTCTTGCCGCTTGGGAACGTAATTGATGCATCGTTAGGGCTAAAATCCATCCAGCCTGTTATTTTATTATTGCTATCTATCGTTAAATAATCAGATGAAGAAGCATCGAGCCATAGTATCATATTAGTCTGCGTAATGCTATTAGTTGGTGCTGTATTTACCGCTGCAACAGCCGATAGCTTGTGCCATGTGTTTCCAGCCCCTATATAATACTGACCGTTTGCAGTACAGTAAGCAACCATAAAGCCGGTTGGGGACGTACTTATCAATGATTGCAGTGTTGAGAAAGTTGTAATATTAAGACTCGCCCCCGCACTTGGGGTCGCCCACTTCATGCTATTAGTCTGTCCACCATCAAACGTCAATACCTGCCCATTTGAACCGCTGGGTGCTAAATATTTTGCTTTTATTCTAGTCATGTTTGGTCTTCCTTTTTGTCTTCAAACTATGATTGGGTTAATTAAAAATGGTATGAAATAACAATTTCATCACTTACTGCTAAAACTCCGTCTAACCCCAAGCCGCTCCATGATAAGGTTGTTCCCGTTACCGTAAAATCAATACCGTATATTTGTTCACATGCGCCTTGCGGTGTTAACTCAACAGCCGTTGCCTGTTTAGGCGTACTTGCAAGTGTTAATTGTTTGGCTGTAATTTCTGCCGCTGTTAAGGCTCTTACTTCAACTTTCTTTTGCTCGGCTTTACCGTCAACATAACTTTTACGGACTGCGTCATTATCATTAACGGGGTCGGATGCTGGTAGTGAAGGAATTGAGCCAAAGGTTTTAACGCCATTGATTGTTTCAGCCCCCGTTACGTGAACGTAGTCGGTTTCTGTAAAGTCGGTAATGTTAGCTTTAGTATGAGTATGACCTTCTAAAGAAATTCCGGTTTCTGATCCTGCGAGACCTGCAACCCATTTCTTTTTCGATTCACTCCATATAAAAGAAGCTGCTACTAAATCACCTCTTAAAAGCTTCAATCCGCCATCTGCCGTGGGTGTCCCGCTTGTCATTGCATTGTTAAGCTCAATAATATTATCGCCGGTGGAAACTTCGGTTGAGTTAACTTTTGTAACCGTACCGTTAATAGTTAACGTGCCATTAAGGACTGTATTACCGCTGAATGTTTTATCTCCGGCTATTGTCTCGGCTCCGGTCTTATGTACTACGTTTGAATCAGTTGCTTTGTTGGTCTGCAAATCTTCAAGCGCACCGCCAACGGTAGTGATTCCATTCCAATCGGATTTACTATAAGGAACGCTTGTGGCTGTATCGCTTGTCTTATCAAATACATTCGAACCAATACTGATTTGAAGTGTCTCATTTGAGCCGTCGTTATTTTCACTAACTATAACTTTGCCGGATGTACCGATTATCTTTGAAGATAAAAATCCCGATGTTGCATCATTTGCGCTTACTTTTACATCTTTGGAATCGGAACTGGCCGGAGTCTGCCAAACTACCTTTTGAGATGTTTCATCATAAGCTGGTGTCTGTCCGCTTGTAGGTGAATTAGTGGACGCTATCTTGGCAATCGTTACCGCTCCGTCCTTAAGATATGCGGTATCCACACCGGATTCCTGTAACGCAATGCCCTTACCTGCTTCAATTGTAATAGGGTTGGAATCTTTTACTTTGACCTGAATATTATCGCCATTTGCCTGTAAGGAGTTCGGATCAAGGTTTACAAATTTCGCTTTAATTTTAGACATCGTGTCCTCTCGTTTATATCGTTGTATAAAAAATTTCTATTTCATCACCGGCTTCAAGTAAGCCGTCCCACTCATAACCATTCCAATAAATATTCATTCCGCTTATGCTGTAATCAGTATCCCGCTCTGCATGATTCCCGCTACCAATAAAACAGCTAACATTGTCAACTAATTTAGGCGTTTTATTAAACGTGATATATTTATTTAATATATCGCCCGGTGTTAACACGTGGGTTTCACGTTCATAAGGGAAATCACCTTTTGCGCCCTGACCACCCCTTACACCTACGGTCATTATTTCAATCTTTTCGTTATCAACCGTGATTGTGTCATTCTCGTTTACAATAATTACATCGCTCATTGAGTTACTGCCTTTGCAAAGGTTACTGTACCTTGTAATACTTTTACCGCCTTACCGGTTTGTGGTATAAGGATTAAATCATAGGCGGCTACATCAAAATCTAAATCCGCTAAATCGTCTGCCGGTACCGACAAGTAGATTTTCCCGTCCGTAGTGCCAAACTTTATGCGTCCGTTAGTGTCGTTTAATTCTAAAATAATATCCGCGCCAACTTCCGGCCTTAACTGCATTTTGCCTTTGTAACTTGTAACATCATAAGGGCTGCCTTCTGCATCACGGTATGTTAACTCACGGTAAAAATCCGCTCCCTGTTCTAATATAAAGTCATAAATTGCTGACATTAAGACACCTTGAATAAATCTAATTTTAAGTATTTAACTTCGTCCGTCGAATCGAGTAGTTGTCTTACCCTTTGAATCGTATAAATGTCTTCTCCGAAGTGTACCCTGTTTTTATTTGAAATCGTCCGTACCGTACCGTTTAAGTTTTTATAATTGCATAGTAAATAATGCGTTGAATATTGAACGCCCTGCACGGCTATTTGTGCGTCTCTGGTTGAAACGTCAAATATCCTACCTTCGACATTGAGGTAAGTAGCCCAGGTTGTCTTTGAATTGCCAAATCCGTCGGGTGTCTTATTTGAAGATTCGATAAGTATATTCTTCACGAATTTATCTTCTATCATAACAGCCTGATCCGGCGATAGCTATTTAATATCGATAAGCTCCATTTAGGCAGGTTGTCCATAATGCTAACCGTGTTAACGTCAACTGTCTCGGATTGAACGCCCTGCCAGTTTTGCTTGTTTATAAAACGGCCTATTATCTGGATTGCTATTATCTGCAAGTCTTCGGGAAAAGTTTCAACACCGTTAATTAGAAAATCATTTTTAGTATAGCTCTTAACAAAACTTTCAATCGGTTTTATGAGTGAGTTGATTAAACCATCCTTTGTTGAATCGTTTTCCAACTGCATCATTTTCTTTGCCTGCGATAAAGTAATAATCGGCATTAGTTACTCAATGCCTCAATCAGTTGTTTTTTATTCATACTGGAATAGCCGGTAATATTTTTATCTTTCGCTAAGTCTTTCAGATCGTTAACCGTTAATCTTTCCATTTGTTTAGCGTCAAATATTGTTTTGGTGTTAACTTGTAATTCTTCTGCAAGTTTAGCCGCTTCCCTTCGCTGTCTGTTAAATGCCGTTACGCTCATTGAATTGTACTCTTAATATTGTTGTAAAATTGAAAGGCTCAATTAAGAGCCTTTCGTTGAATTGTTGAAAATTATCCGATCTTATGTTTGAACTGAATTACCCTAATGTTTTTAGGATCGTACACCCAACTGTAGTTAGCCGCCATAGCAGCTTCCGCATTTGTAGGGCTTGAACCGGCAACGGAAGCGCCGGTAAACTTTACGCCTCTGACATGATAGAGGAAATGGCTTCTGTTAATCAGAATATCCTCGCCAAGTAATGTGTCCCTGTCGGTCTCTGTAGGTACGGGAGCCGAACCGTTTCCAACGCCTATAGCTCCCTGACCAAATAAGTAGGTAGTATAGACGCCTGCCGCATTTGGCATTTTGTCGGTCTCAAAGATTTGATAGCCGGTTCCGTTAGCGTTCCGCATGAAATAGCTAATCATTGCCTGCTGGTTAGAGGGGTTAATTATAGTTGTTACCAGGTCTAGTTTTGCAAGATAAGAAACAACGGCGGAGTGCATACCTACACCTGTAATCTTAAATCTTGCATCACCCAGTTGCTGTAAAGCGTCAATGAAAGTCGACGCATTTATCAAAGCGGCATCACCGGTCTTACCGGAAATATCCAGCTTGTTAGCTGCGTTGTCTGCGCTAAAGACACCACCCAAAATGTTGAATAACAGTTCCTGCCGTCTCCTGACCCAATATTGAGCTACTAAAGAACCGATTGCGCCCATAGGATCAGCGCCGGAAAGGGATTTTGCAAGGTCGTTAACTGCCCACGATTTACCTCTCATATACAAAGCGGCAACGTCCTGACCGGTTCCGATTTTGTCGGGGGTTAACGCTTTTACATCGCTTAAAACCTCATCCTCCCCGTCAATGTCGGTAAAGTAAGGCATGTTAATTAACTTACCGCCTGTCGAAGCAAGCCGGTCTAATTCAGGATTGTTTGTTGCTATCCCCGATTGGATAAAAGTATCCAGTTCTACGCTCCGCTGTATAACATACGGATTGAATACCGCTGGTACGATAATATCGGCAATCTTTGTACCCAACGAAGGATCAATATATTGTCCCATTTAATGTGTTCTCCTTTATTTATTTCCCTTTATAGCAACAAAACGGGTTCTTATTTTCCCGCCGCTCGTTTAAGCTCGGCTACTATTTCGGGTGTTAATGATTGAATGAGCTTTGCCTGCTCTGTTAAATTAAATGTCTCTTTTTTCCACGGGTTAACGCCTTTATATTCGCCGTTATCGTCAACATCTTTGTGCGGCTCTCTGCCGTTTTCCTTAAACTTGGCTGTAACAGCTTTATTTAGGGCTGTATCAAACAGTTTCATAAACTGCCCGACGTTCTTACTAGCTGTATCTTCATCTGTCCCGATGTTCAGTACATCCAAGATGTCCGTGTCCATACCTTTAGATGTTAGCAACTTCAAGGTTTTGTTTTTCAATTCGGCCTGTTTCTTTGAGTTTTCAGACTCATTGAATTTCTGTTCCAATTCCCTGATTCTTTTTTGGTCGGCAGTTTCTTCAGGGTGAAGTTCCACGTACTTTTTAGATACACCGTCATTGATTAGCTTATCAAGATTATTTTTCTTGAAAGTTTCAATAGCCTGTGTTACCCGTGCGTCTGTAATGCTTTGAGCAATCTTTTTACCTTCGTCTGTTTCCAAATAAGCCTTAACGTTATCGCTGTTAACACCGCTAAGTGATTTGAGAAACTCCGCTACATCGGTTTTATCTTTGTTCTCTGCTAAAAACTTTTTTATTTCTTCTATGGTCATTTATTTATTTTCTCCTTTCGCCCTCATAGTGCAAGCCTATAAGTTCATGTCAATAAATATTTACGTTGCTAAACTAAGTGTAAAGCGAATTTGAATCATCTTACTTTTAGTCAGAGTCTTGGCTATAAGACTAATATCATTTATTGCTTTACAGAGTGTATAAGGAATGTAAACAGATAGTTATGAAGGATTGAATATGTCGGCTTGAATGGCTCTCAAACGCTCATAGATTAATTCTAAGCGACTTTCTTTGCGGGAATAGTTAAGAATGTGTTTAAAATAAAAAAGCCTGTAAAGGATACAGGCTCTTGATACTAAATATTTAAGTAAGGTTTATCTTTTCATGTTTTCCTGTGCCTGCCAACTTTGCGCCAGCTTGTCATTGAGTATAACTGTAACGTTAAATTTTTTCAGGCTATTAAGCTCGCCCCTTTTAATTGCGCTGTAAACTGTTTGGCGTGTACAACCTTTGATTTCGGCAAAATCTCTTAGCCATATCTCCGGCATTTCTTTTTTGTCCGGCATTTTCTTTTGTTTCATTTCTCGGAATCTCTTTGTTGATCCCGTTAAAATATTATTTGTTTTACACTTTGTCAATTATGTAATATGTTTTTACTTCCGATTTGTGCAAGCTTATCGGCTAAATCCATCCGTTTAAATATCAAATGCAAATTGCCGTTCTTATACCAGTGTGCGGCAAAGTATTCTGTTTCGGCGGTAAACTTGTCGCTCGTTTCAATGGCGGTTACTAAGTCGCATGCATACTTAACCGCACCCCTGCCATCAAGTAGGTGAAAGATGTTGTCTAAATCTTTCAGATGGTCTTTATAATAATATGAAACATACGGTTTGGGATAAAACGTTGAGTCCATTATTCCGGTTAGTACAATCTTTGGCGGCATACCCTTTGAATACTCATTCGTTTTATGCTTATTATGATAAGGCTTAATAAAATTAAATACTTCGGTTGCGGCTTCCTGTACCAGCGTGTTAACATTATTAGCGGCATCTAACACGAAATTTGTTATATTCTCTGCGTTAAATTCCGGCATCTGGTTTTGTTCAATCATATTATTTAATTTCTTTTTTCTATCGGCTGAAATAAAGCTGTCTATTTGCATTTTAACAATTATAAAACGCCAAGCCCGCTTGGTAAGTTCCCGCTTTGTTATCTCAATATTATTTTTATTCAGTTCATAAGGCAAGGCTGAATATTTTTCCGAAAAACAGTTCTTAAATATTAGCTCGATTGATTCAAAGCTGTTAAATGCCCTGTCACAAAGAGACAGGGCATTTTTATAATTTTCTTCTAAGGTTAGAATATTAAATTTTCTAATTAAGTCATTCATTTTACATCTTTCTTGTGTGTGTTGTGTGTTAACTTTGTCAATTATTCAGCTCGAAATTTCCATAAGGTGCTAAGATGTTCAAAAGTTCCCGTAAGCCATATCTACCGGTTTGCCATCCTAAATAAATTCCGTTTCTAATGTCTGATTCTACAGGAAAACCGTATCTTGAAATATTCAGGATACCAAATTTTACACGGATGTCTTGCGGTAATTGCTCTAGGAAGTGGAAGTATAACCTTCTAAAAAATGAACGATGGCTAAGTATAAAGGCTATCTTGTCAAGATCAGCCGATTGGTCGGCATGTTTAATTTTAATTTCGGTGTGTATCCTGTCATACTTCGACTGTCTATATCCCCTTGACGTTGAAACAGCAATTATTTCAACTGAATAGCCAAACTTCTCTAGTGCTTCCGTTAAGACTAAAACATTTGCCCCTCTTGTGAAATATTCATCCTGTTTCATATCCCAGGGCGTAGCAATATTTGCGTATATAGTGACTATCCCCTTTTGAGATTTCATTTCAGTCTGTTCCGGCTGTAACCAATATTCAGGATTTCCTTCAATAAAGGTTGCTGTATCGAAGAATATTCCTTCATCTTGAAAGTTATAAACTTCATTAGTTGCGAGAATACGGCTTGCGCCTGTTATCCTGTTAAACTTTTCGCGAACTTTTGAAGCCGTTTCAGGATGTCCGGCTTTTACTAATTCAAACGCTTCGTCTAAGGTTTCAGTTCCATAGAAAGCAATACCCCCTATCCGTTCGCTATTATTTGCATCTGCGGGAGACATCTTATCTATAAACGTTATAAATTCTTCTAAACTGTCAAAGCTATAATTGTAATTCATCTTTCCCCCTTAGTTGATTGCGCTTGTAAGTTTTGATTTTGTGGATTGGTCGCAACCTTTGTATAAAGTCATATCGAAGATAAAACTTAGGCTCTTTTTCTTGATATAATATTTGGCTCCGGTTAATACAGTGCGTGATGTTAACATGATGTT